CTGCCTATGCAGACTATCTTAAGGTCATGCTTGGCTAACTTAGCAGCCTTATAGACAGTTTCCAAAACTAAGGTCTGGTGAAATTTCCATAATGCGCTGTTGTTTATGAACACATCATATTCAATGCACATGCGAGCTAGATCCTCAATGAGGTTAGATTTTGTGAGATCCCATCCATTGCTCCGGCTGACGAAGGTAGCATTAGGCCAAAGCGCATGCAATGATCCTGCCAATCCCTTGGTCGGGTTACCTGTTATCAATATCTTTGTCACAGATACCCTCTCAGTTCTGGCACTACGTCAATTATGTTTTGTCCGCGTATTTCATCTAGACGCTTGGTGTAAGAAACGAAACCATGCCAATGAGCGCCGTGATAATCTTGTGCATGCATATAACCTAAAACGCTATTCTTTATCATAATTGCACTGTCAATCACATGCTGCGGATAATCGTTTTCAATCACCCACTGATTAAAATCTTCAAATTTTTCTTTTACTAAGACTTTCAATTCAGCTGGCAACACCCTGATGTTGGTTTGTTGAGGATTATGGGCTACATGATGAGTGACTATTGGGCGCCTTCTGGTGTTATTGAATTTAGATAAGCCACTCTGTTCAAGTTTCCATCGCATGAAATCTGGCATGTGTAGGACATTGTATGCTGTAACCGTGTACGCAAACCATGCATTGATGTTCTCTGAGCTAGAATCAATGACCTGTATGTTATGCCATACCTTTTGCCAACTTGCAGGATATCGCTGATATTCTAACACAGATCCATAACCGTCGATGCTAGCTCCTATCTGTATGGTCTTAAACTGCTTCCATAGATTCAATGCTCTCGAAGATATGCTAGTCATGTTGGTGTTGTATTCGATCAACATGTTTTTAGCAGCGCCGTTTTCAATGCACCTCTCTAAAAACTCATAATGACGTTCTATGAGCAACGGTTCGCCGCCTGCCATGTATACGTGTTGTATGTTACCAGAATTACTTTCTATCTGCTGCCAAAAGCTATCACTGTCGTGCCAGCCATAGCTGTGACTGATCCACTTGCCGTTTTGCTTGATCATCTGCTCACGGCCGTGCGTATCATCAAACCAATCTTTACCCTCTAACTGGTAATGATCATCGTACCATCCTGTGCTGTCCTGCGGACCACACATCCTGCAAGCGAGATTGCAGAGATTTCCAAATCTCAAATCATAATACGCCACCGGAAAGTCATCTGTATTGATTGACCCGTCTTCTGCTGTAAGCTCTCGCACATCCTCGGCACGCAGAGTCCATCTATCATGTTCATAATTGCGCCTACTGATCAATCCAGTTGCTTCTTCACTCTTGCAGCGACCACATTCTTCGCTCCAAATACCAGACAGCATGTTCTTGCGCATGATCTTCATCAGATCGCTGTTGCGCGATTCTGCTAAATTGTCGCGAGCAGCATTGTACGGATTGCCGTCTTGTTTCCGCAGAACTCCTTTGTTTTTTGTGATATTTGCCTGACAGCATACTCGTAGATCACCATTGCTGCGTACAGCCTGAAAGTTCCACGGTATTGGACAAAAACACTCAGCCACGATAATCAGCCTTCCATTCTCTTGCTGTCATAGCAGCCATGGGGAATATCGTTTCCCAATCTTGCCTTTGATTGAGCTGTAAATTATCCCAAACCCGCAAGAAATAACCACGTTGCTCAGCAAGCTCGTCTGGCGACATGCGCACTTTATCGTGCATGGTTTCATACTGATCAATCTTTGGCAGCAATCTTTTGTGTCCATCTAGTTTTGATCTCGATGCATCAATGCAGCGCATGAGCTGATGTTTATCCATTAAACCAATGTTAAAGTATTTTGGATTGTATACCAAATGGCTAACTGTTTCTTTGATTTTCTTGTAGCGTTGATCAGCTATCCACGACAGGAGTTCACCGTAATGTTCTAATGATAGCATGCTGATCGTAGTTGATAAGAACACATGTATGTTATCGTCTGAGGAATCTAACATGCGCAGGTTGTCAACAACTGTTGGCCATTTGGTATGATACCTAATTGCTTCATTGGCTTGACCAAATGCATCAATGCTTCCGCATATCCTAATCAGCTTGAATTTTTTCCAAATATCAAATAGATCTGGCGGAAACACAGTTAGGTTTGAACTGTACTCTAATTCCATTCGGTCGGCATACCCCAAGCCTATCAACGACTCGAGAAGATAGCGATGATGCTTGATCAACAATGGCTCGCCGCCGCCAAACTTGATCTTGATCAAATCTGTTGATTGTGATAGCAACGCATCTATGTTTTTCCTATCTTTTGACCATCCAAACGCATTTTTTGCTGTTGCTAGGTCATATTTTTTGCCGTCTACTACAAAATAATCCCAGCCCAGTATGTCTTCGTGTACATCAATCCATTTAGATGACTCACCGGCAAAGCACATCACACAGCGTAGATTGCATTCATTACCTATGCGTAGATCAAAATCCTGCCAAGATCGACCGTTGACTGTACCATCAGGATCAGTCATTGACAGTGCCATTTCCTTGGTAAAGCTTTGTAGATGCCTTTGTGTTTCCCACTGATCTCGACTGTTAATACCAGCTAGCGATTCGTCTTTGCAGCGTTTGCATTGCGCTGGCCACTTGCCTTTCAACATGTCTCTACGCACTGTCTTGAGAGTATCACAATTGATGACATCTACACCGCTAAGGTCTGCAATGTTCAAGGCCACGTCGTTGTTGCATAATAACGTGTTGCCTTTGCCGGCACTTTGGCTGTGCGAGCACATGCGAAGATCGCCGTTGTTTTTGACTCCAAGATGAGTCCAAGGCAACGGACACCACATTAGGATTTTTCCAAACGGTTGCGCATCATAATATATACATCCTAGCAGAGAGCAAGTAAACTGATATCATGCGCGACAGTCCAGATCGACAATATACCAAAGAGTGGTTGCAAATTGATCGACCTCAGCCAATGTATGACAATGGCATAAACCGTCTTTATAGCAATATTTACCAGAAAAATCCAGTAGATTCTGCAGATATTGTCAATGATTTCAAAAAGGTATTCTTAGAATTTCTCAAAGGACATACCCTGAGTAATCTCAGAGGATATGACAATTTTGAACGATTAGATATATGCATGGGATGCACACAGTTCATTGATGACCTATACCAGCGGCTCGGTCCGACCGGATTGATGATATGGAGACGCGAATACAAATATCATTGGAGACTAAATCCAGACTTAGTTCCAACAAAGCTAGATACCTTTGATCCTAAAAAAGAATTATTGATAAGCATGCCGTTTTCATTTTACGGCGATGTGCATCCAAAGATGTCAAAGATATTAGATCGCTGTGCTGAGCTTAACATCCCTGTGCACCTAGACGGGGCCTATATAACGTGCAGTAGAGATGTAGATTTTGACTTTGATCATCCTGCTATCAAGACATTTGCCATAAGTCTTAGCAAGGGCGGACTTGGTCCAGATAGAGTAGCGTTAAGGTTTGCAAGATCAAAACCCGAAGGTTCTATTACCATCATGAATGATTTTAACATGGTAAGCCAAAGCCTACTCAACGTTGGTATCGCTTTTATGAAAGAACTAGGACCTGAGTATTTTTGGAGAAAGTACGGTGGTGCTTATGAACAGGTTTGTAAGGATTTTGAACTCTTGCCAACAAAATCCATTCATCTTGCCAGGACACAAGACGGAGAACCTGTAGGCATTAGGCCGCTGCTACGCTGTTTGGTAAAATGATCTGATTCAAGCGTGTCCTATGATGCCATATTGACTAGCATCATACAGCTTACTAACTTCTGTGATCTGATTCTTCATTATCTGATTGACCAGCTTGATGTTGCTCTTATGAGCAGAAGGATCAAGCTGTCCTATAACATGACCTATATTCATGCTCAGCACCGTCAGAACGACATCATTTGCGATCTCAGTGCTGGTGTTGTTTTCCAACTGAGCATGCAATCCTGCTAGGTATGTGTACAAAGCAGCACTTAAATCGTTCTTGAGATCTATAGTCTTTTGTTCCAACTCATCCATGCAGCTATTTAAGTGTCAATCCGCACAACAAGCAACTACCCAGATAAGGTAAACCGGGCATTTAGCCCGGTTTATGTTTTTATCCTATTGCCTGTTGTTGGTTGCCAGTTGTTCTAGCGCCTCCAGGCAGCGGCTGAGTCAATGCCAATACTCTGATTGGTATGTAGATGAACTCGATAGCAACTTCTGGTTGTATCGCAACGTCAATCCACAACTCATTAGCAGATATTCTAGCAGGAGTATTGTTGCTAGTATCGCAAACCACTGAGTAATCATAGATAGCTCTCAAACCAATCAAGTTACCCATGAAGCTGTTGAACGCAGCGGTCACAGCCTGACGTGTCTGTTGATCGTTTGGCTCAAACAAGAATGGCTGTGCCAGTGTGTTCAAGTTGCGCGATAGATAGTTGATCAAGCGTGCAACATTGACTCGATCCAACAATGTGGTAATTGGATCCAGTGTCTTCTGACCAAATATCACCAAACCTCTGTTAGGTATGTAACTGATTGGATTGATGCTGTTGAGATACAGCACATCTCGCTGACCTTGGTTCAACGTCACAGGTTGGTATGTTCCATCTGCTTTGAGATATCCAACGCTTAGTGCGCCAGATACAAGTCCGCGGTTGAAACCTGCTGGAGCAAACCATGGGTATGCAACCTGGTCATTGTAAGCATAGGTCGTAAGTGCCATGACGCTTGGCGGAACAAACACGTTGTTACCATCAAGGTTAGTCTCAAGGGCCCATGGATAATACACCGCAGCATAAGGACTATGAGTGATCAGCGCGTCTGGACCATCTCCTGCAGCATTCGCGGCATTGGTAGCCCAGTTTGCCAAGCTGGTCGTATCTGCTGGCAGCGTACCCGGAGGATCAGCAACAATGAAGAACGTATCCTGGCGATCAGTATTCAGAAGCACCATGTCTGCCAAGCATTCAATGTATCCCGGTGTTGCCATCAAGTTGTAATACACGGCTTCGCCGCGTATCTGTTGATTGCTTTGGATCGCAGCATTTAGTGCCTTAGTGACCATCACGCGCTGTGCAGAGGAAGCCATGTATGGTGTTCCGTCTGGACGATTTCCGCTTGCTGTTACCCATGCGTTTTTATCGTAAGGTGCACTTAGTGTTGGGAAGTAGTTTACATAATACTGCTTGACATTGTATGTGCTGTAACGTGTGTTGAACAGCAGCATGCCTGCTGGATATAGCTCGGCGTTAGGAGCATCGCTATCCACATAGTTGCTGACCACCATGGCGCTAGGAGCTTGGCTACCATTGGTGTAACCATCGTTGTTCCAACGAGCATCGGTGAATATGATGCCCGATGGGCTAGAATGGTTCGTGTTGTCTATAAGCGAGAATGAGCTTGTGCTTGCATCGTAACGATAAAGCACAGGATACGGTGTAGCACTGCTGTCTACCCAGATGTCGTTGGTAACCAACGGTGTTCCATCACTCTGTGTAGTAGGCATGCTACCGTCAATGATTGGTCCGTTTGGATCTGTTGCAGGATATGCATTCTTATAACCTTGCCAGATCTGACCATTGCCAACCATGATGTCAACCTGCAGGTATGTGTTGTACCACAGGGTTCCATCAGCAGGTGGGCCAACTGGTGCAGTTGCATTTGCCGTATAATCTAATGGTTCCCAAGCAGATCCATCCCAGTAGTAGAGCACTATGTTGGCAATAGCTGGGCTATTAGCTTCGTAGTTATAGCGTCCATATACAGTTCCAATGCCACGCAGCGCACCAAATGCAGCGTTAGCTACAGCGTCGCTGCTGTACAATGGAACAGTACCGGTGTTTGGTACAGTGTTTTCCTGGATCCAAAGAGAACCGTTGTACTTGCTAACCACCAAGTTAGCTCCGCGATCCTGGCTGGTTGTATTGATCCAGACGTTAGTCGCTGCAGTCTGTGCAAGAGTGCTAGGGACTGTTAGGCTTGGATAATAACCTTGGTATACCAACTGGCGTCCAAACACATAACCGTTCTGGATACCAGCACTATTCAACGGAGTTCCGCTGATGTCTTTCACTATGAACTGCGTGTTATTGGTGTTGGTAATCTGAAGATAATTGCCTGTAGCAACAGAAGCCAGTATTGGCCCTGTTGGGAACGCAGCATTGATTGCCGATACCACACCAGCAAGTGTGTTGTTTGGCGAAGCAGGTACATATATCGTTACTGGATTACCAGTACCTGGATCGATGCTAAAGGTATTAGCTGTTAAGAAGCCCATGGTAACGTTGAACGTGGCATTGCTACCGCTACCACCTGTGACACCAACAGGGTTTGTAGGATTGACGGTGTAAGCACCTTGGTTACCAATCGTAACAGTGTTGACGCCCCAACCTAAATTGAACGTAGCATTGATACCGCTACCACTAGTTGAGGTTGGTGTTACAGGGTTGCTAGGTACGTTGCTAATACGTTGACCTGCGCTGGTTATGTTCACGCTGGTGATAGCACCTCCCGATGCTCCAGATACTGTCAATACCAATGGGCTAGTGTAATTAGTACCAGAGAATGTCAAGGTATCGCCTACGCTATATCCGCTACCACCAACTGCAGGTGTTGCTGATACAGCCTTCACTGATGCCACAGATAGCACAGCTACGATGCTGTGAGTACCGCCTACGACATTGAGGCTGTCGCCAGGAACATAACCTGTTCCTGGGTTTACAGTGGTTGCGCTGGCAACATATGTTGTTGCAGCTACAAAAGTTGGGTTAGCAACAGTACCAGTCACTGAACCATAATAGGTTTGTGTCACAGGCATACCTGCATTCTGCCAAGGATGCGTTGTGTCGCTTTCAGTGGTTATGTCAGCAAATGCAGTGTCTGTGCCATCATAATTAGTGATTACCAAATAGTGGCTGTTTCCACTGGTTGCGATGCTTGCATATGCGTTGAAGCTGTTAGAATCAAGAACTGCATTGATGCTTGACACGAATGATGCCAATGTCGTTCCAGCAACCGTGATCGTGACAGGTATGCTGTCACCAATGCTTATGGTGCACTGATTACCAACTGTAAATGTTGGGTTAGAAACAGTACCAGTAATCACACGCGGTGCAGCTTCGCGCCAACCCCAGCCTGGATTAGTTGCTTCTGTTGTACCAATGTTAAACCACCATGCAGCAGTGGTACCATCAAGAGTAGTTTGTTCAATCTTCTGCCAAATGCTGTTGAGCATCAAACCGCTGGTTGGATCAGTGCTGTATGCATCAACTGCATAATTTCCGACCGCGCCATATGTATACTTTGGCAGAATGTTGTTGGTAGGTTCTGGATTGCTGAAACCGAGATCAGCAAGGACATAGCTGTTGCTGTAGATCAGATCAATTGGCGTTGTTATATCACTGCCAATGATGCGCAGGTAATACATGTCCTCAATATCAGAAACTGTAACGTCTGGCTTACCAGTGCGAGCATAAGGAATAGCCTTGATACCAGCATTGTTAAGAGTGATATTGCTGTTGATGACATTGATGACGCTGCTAAGGGTTTGGCCTATGGTCAGTGCAATAGTGGTTCCGTTGATTACCAAGTTACCATTCACAGTTATGATTGGTGTGCTTGCGCTGGTTCCAATATAACCGCTTTGTACCATTATCTCTAGGTGAGTGCTGTTTGTTAGGACCAACGGACTATGAGCAACCCATGCATTGGCACTGTTGTAATTGCCGTTGCTAGCAAAGATGCCCCATGTTGAACTCGCGCTGTTTAGCCAATATTGTCCAAGGGTTGGAGGGCCAGCTGGTTCAGTCGTGCTTGGAATCATTTGAGCAAGATCAACATCAGCACGCAGCACATATGCTGTGTTAGCTATGCCAAGATATTGATATGCGGTAAACAAACCCAACTCGTTGAGCTGATTGCCATAATCTGGTGTACCGGCGATGTTGTAGAAAGTTGGAGTACCAAAAGTCTGCAGCAGATCTCTTTGGCTGCTGATCAAGTAAAGCTTGTTTGCATTTACCGCAAGCGTACCTGGTGCATAAGTGGTTGTGCTACCAGGTGCCAGTTTGTTGGCTGCAGTAGCTATCATTATCAGTGGTGTTGTTCCGGTTCCGGCGCTAGCATAGACACTTTCGTCTGTAACTGTAACGCTTACGCCTGGGGATACTAAGGTGGCCATATTTGAACCTCTCCATTGGGGATGTGTGCTGATCTATTTATTCGAGGTCTGATAAATTTCTCGGTTTGAAAGCCATCTGTGAGGCGTGATACGCTTGATTGATCCGCCAAAATGTCTTAACATTGCATGATAGGAGATATGAATGATTATTGGTATCTGCGGATTGATAGGAAGCGGCAAAGGTACTGTCGCAGACATTTTGGAACAAGAGCACGGCTTCATCAAAGTGAGCTTTGCTGATAGCCTAAAAGATGCAGTTGCAGCAGTGTTTGGTTGGCCTCGCAGCCTCTTGGAAGGCGACACCGAAGAAAGCCGATCTTGGCGAGAGCAGACAGATGACTGGTGGGCTACTCGTCTCAAAATGCCAAATCTCACACCGCGCTTAGTATTGCAGCAATGGGGCACAGAAGTTTGTCGTTTTGGTTTCCATGATGACATCTGGATTGCCAGCATGGAGCGCAAGCTTGACACGACCAAGAATTATGTGATACCTGACACACGATTCCCAAACGAGATCGATATGATCACTAGGCTCAAAGGGCAAGTCTGGCACATTGAGCGAGGTGCTCGACCATCATGGTTTGATCAATACCAACTGGGCGGATCACCCCCGTCTAATCTACATGCCAGCGAATGGGCTTGGGTACGATCAAAATTCAATCGCACGATTCAAAACAATGGCACGCTTGAGCAGCTCAAGACATCAGTCAACGCAGTATTCAACTAATTAAATATACGATGCAGGAAGCACTAGATGGTTGAAATTGATCCGTTGATACTCTGTGACGCTAGTGAAACACAGACCAACATGTTGGCAGCCGACCATGCCGTTGCAGCAGGTCACAGAAAAAGCACGCTGACCTATCCCGGTTCTGAAAAGTTTGACAACAACGTTGATTCTTTTGAACTGGACATGGATCACTTGAAGGAAGCTAACCGCTACCTCATGCGTGCCAATAAAAGCATGCATCGGTCTTGGCCACGGCGACAATTGAACACAGATAACGCTCTAAGACGCGATAGCTGGATAGCCAGATGGGCTCACCAGATATACATGTTTGGTTTGTTTACGCAGGATGCCAGCCTGCTAAAAATCAACACAGACATAGCCTGGGCTGCTCAGATGTATGTGGATCGTTTCCTCTATGACAACGAACCATGGGATCTGTGCGAGCTTTATCTGTTTGACATGAAGAGTGAGAGCTGGTGGCAGTGGAAGCAACAATGGACGCGCATCGAATCTGTGCCATCGCCAAGTGGGGTTTATACCATAATAGGGCAAGACAAGCTTACCAATGCTGGTAAAGCTGCGATGAAGGACCTATTCTCAGTTAGCCAATAATTACGCCTAACGGCATCGCGTTGTCAATGTAAAGGTCAATGTCGCGTTCGAGGCGTTCTATCGTAGCCTTGCTCTCATCCATCAACTGCTGTCCTTTGAGAGTGGTACCGCCTTGTGGACCAGCTAATGTGTTATATTTGCTGTAGGCCTCGCCTAGCATGCGTTGGCACCAAGCTAACGTGTAATCTCTGATCCAAGGACGGGCAAATGGATCTTTCAGTATGGTATCGTTGGCACGATACATGTAAGCCCATATCAGTATCTGTTCATTGCCGCTAGGCCTGCGCACGATGCTTAGCTTCTTGGTCACTGTGTCAAACGTATAATTGATGTCGCGACCAAACATGCGTCCTGCCTGGTCAAGATATTCATAGAACAGCTCATAGGTAAGCAATCCAGCGCTATACCCACCGCCTGCACCTGCCTGTAATAGATACAAGTTGGTATATGCCAAGCTGAATGGATCAATCTGAGTGCCGCCTGTTATGCCGCCAAGCCCTCTACGGAACAGCTGGCGCACAGACACAACATTGTCAGGCAAATAGTAATCTGTCACATCATTCTGTAGCAGCAAGAAAAGATAGCTTTCTTCATCAGCGTTACCGCTGCGCTGCCTGTATCTGTCAAAAGCTAATGTAAGGGCAGTGTTGTAGTGGCCGGGATCAAGCTCTATGTCAACCATGCCGCCGCCCAGCATGAACTGGATTTCATCTATGATCTGCTGCTGCAATGGTGATGTCTGAGTAGCAGGTGGTACTTGTACGGTTGACGTTGCCATGTTTCATTGATCTCCAATGATATTTATAGCAACGTATCAGTCGTCTTTCATGATCTTCATCACAGTACGGCAATATCTGCTGGGTTTTTTTCGCAGAGTCTTTCCCAAACCTTGATTGTATAAGGTCAATGCAGTGCATTCATCGCCGTTGGCTTGATCCAAAGCCATGCGAAGATACGTCATGCTGTATTCAAGATTCACGTCTGGTTGCAGCAATGCGGTGCATTTGCCGTCAAATCCAATGCCCCGTGCAGTGCCACACTTGATCTGTCCAAGACCGTAGTTGCCTTTGCTCAAAGCGCTCGCGTTGAGATTGCTCTCATACCTTACGACAGCGTATGCCAGCGAGTTTGGCACGTTATGTTCATGGGCCTTGTCAGCTATAAGCTGAACCAGAGGTGCATTCCTGTCAAATGCACGTCCGGCACTCACTGTTTCACAGCCTGCGCATGCTAAACAGAGAGCTACGACCGTAGCCATCTTCTTCATTGGCATGTATATTTAGCTTCCTATACTAGCGGTTGTCAACTTACCGGAACACCTTGATCACCAAGGTGTCCTTGTTGAGCCTGCCATTGACAGGATGTTTCTTGCCTTTGATGTAGTCTCCCATGACCACATCTACTCGCTTGCTGGTGCTAGCATCGCGCAGGGTACCAAGCGTTTGCTTGGGATTGCGCAGTGTCTTAGCAAAGCTCTTGTCTTCGTCATAGCCAATCACCTTGGTACCTTTGATGCTTAAACCGCCTTCGCCTGCAACATACAGGTAAACCTTGCGGCTCTTGCTGTTGTACACCAATGCCTTGCTGCTGCCAGGGATCATGGCAGGATTGATGCTGGCCATGTCTGTATTGAGGTCCACGGTCTTGAACTTGGCCTTGCTGGCCTGCTTCACGCTCTTGCGGCTAGCACCACGGCTATCAGCCACCGCGCGAGCATTGCCGGTGCTGGTTGCCAAAACGTTGACCACGGTCACGATAGGCTCAATGGTCTCAGCTACCAGCTCGTTGTCTTTCTCACGCATGGCATCTGAGAAGCTTTCCTTGAAGTGATCGTAGAGCCGCTTGAGCATCTGCTGGTTTGGATGTGCACGCTCCAACAGCTTCTTGATCGCGTCTTCAATCTCTGCTGGCTGCCCCATGTGTTTGCGCCAGATAGCTTCCATGTTGCTATACAGCGTGACATAGTCCATGTTGCGCTTTTGTACGGTGGTCAGCTTGCGTTCAGGCTCGTCGTCTTCTGCTGCTGACACCCTAACACGCAGGAGCTCGTCAACTTTGGCATCAAACCACGTCTTCACGTCATCGGGCATCACAGCACCGTGCTGTACCACGAACGCAATACGACCAACCGTAGCATAATGATGCGTGGGCAGTGCAGCCCAATGCGATTGCTCATCCGTATCGCGGTTCATCTTGGCCCATACTTGGAAGTATTGCTTGAGAGTGTTATAGTCCATCTCAACGCGAGCCCAGTCCATAGCTTCGCGCCATGCCTTGGCATGGTTATCGTTCTCAGGGCCAGCAGAGCTGAAATCAACACCCTTGATCTTGCGAGGAATAACAGCGATCTCTTCCATATCTCGTCCCTCCAACATAGCTTATAGTAGCACGTTTTGGACAGCTGTCAACTGTTTTTTATTGGTTTTTACGATTTTTTACCAGTAAAATCAATGCTATACCCTGTTGATTTCGCTAGATAAATACTGCGGCTAATCGTGAGGAGCATATAGTGCCACCATTAACCCTGTGGAAGGGCGCCAGCGTAAGGACCAATGATTTCAAGCTGTTTGATCGTTTGATCAGCGAGGAATATAGGATTGGCGGGACAGAGTTTCTCGTCCACAAATATCTGGGACCAAAACCCAGCAACGCAACTGGCGATTTCACGCAACCAAACACAGCACTAGATGCAGCTAACACTGGAACCAGCAACGTGTTGGAAATTTCAGATGTGCTGAACATGGAAATACGCGATCGTGCATATGATCAGGATGTTATATCCCTTAAAGGACATTATGCGATCAGCGACACAGAATTTGATCTACGCCAGTTTGG